GCGCTGTATCTAGGGATTGATTTTCCAGCCAGCGGGCTTGATTTTCTTCTCCCTGAAGTACTCTTCCATGGGGACTGTGTGGTCTTGAGGGGCAACAACCTTCATTTTGCGGGGCATTTTTTGGCGGTTTTACGCTAGGGCAGATTGGAACAGTTGTTTTTGTTCCATTGGCTTGAGGTTGGCAACAAGGCCATCTTGCTGGAAGGAGTTGGAGATCGCCTGGTAGCAGTGGGATGAGGGTATTTGGCATGCAGTCTCTTCATCTGAGATGTCGTCCATGGAGTCGCTGTCTGATTCATTTCCACAATAGATGTCCACCCTGTTATTGACTACGGCTGAGTATTTGCTACTCTCGTCACGTATGATATCTAGGAGGCTGGTGTAGGCGTATTCAACTTATTGGTCCGATGCGACGAAGGTCCTGTTCTATAACCACCCGATCTTCTAGAGCTCCATGCCAGGGACGTTCTGCAACATGCCACAATTTACCATCTTAACGAGGCGATCGGTGACGTGAAGGCTGTCCTAGGAGATGTTGAAGTCCGTGAGCAGATTGTTCCAGTAACTAGTCCAAGTCTCATTGGTGTTCATGAGGTAATTGTAGAACTGCTTCTGTTATATAATATCCTGGCCTGCAACGTCATATTTAGGGAGTTGGGTTATACTTGCGGCCACAAAGGAGTTCTTAGAAGCTTGGGAGCATGCTTGGAGGAGCCATCTGTGTTGAACACTGACCTGTGGTGTGGGACCGTCGATGGTTGGAGGTATGGTAAAAAGGAAGGATTCATAGTCCATCTGTATGGACATTAAAGTGAGCCATCCCAAATTCAGTAACCTACCGCCACTTGCTTCGTTCAGGAACAGGTTGGAGTGCTGATAGACGTGCCCGTTAGAATTGGTGGTCATACTTACCTGCTGGCTGTTTGAGATAGAGAACGATCCTTCGCCGAACGGTAATATGTATTTACCTGGGACGGGATAGAATTACATTCCCTATAGGAAGATCCTGGAGTTCTACATGTGGAAGGCGTTCACTCTTGATTCAACGGAAGTGGGGCCGACGTAGTAATGGCTGTCCATGAGGATATACATACTCTCGTCGTATTGCGGGCAGGGTGTTCCTTGTTGGAAGTATGCGGGCT